ACCTTATTGATGAAGGTGTTGAAATCCACCTGACCGGACAGCACACGGTTCAGCTCCTCGTAAATCTTGACCACCTTGAAAGAGGTAGGTATAGAGAACTCGCTGGAGCCGCCCAGACGCTGACGACGAATGCCCTGCGTGCCATCGGCAGCGTCGGCCACAGTAAAGAGATCGACGTCTTCAATAATGAAAAGATTCTGATCGCCCAGCGCAATGTTGCGGAACTCGACCAGAGAATTAAAGTACTCGTCCTGTTTTGTTCGGTTGTTGAAATGTACTAATTGCATCCTCAAAACGCCAACCATTTCGAAGACGCATATATAAGGTGCTGTATGGGATTCCGGTACGATCTGACCATTGCTGAATACTCGCAGATACCCCGTTGTGGGTGAACATGCGATTTGATCGCCTATTATTACACTGCTCACGATGCGTGACCCATCGGCAGTTAGACGGCTCATAATTACCATTTGTGTCAATGCGATCTATTGTCAACCCATTCTGATATCCATGAGACAATGCCCATTTGCGGAAAGTGCAATAGTCATCGCGCCATTCGTTGCATACTCGGATTCCTCGTCCACCATAATAATGGTAGTCAGACAACTTCGCATCCGTACAACGACGATTCATAGCCTTCCAGATGTTATGAAGCTTCGTGCCGCTCTCCCCATGCCTCTTATTTCTGGAGACATCCAGTTCACGCTTGAGGCATCCGCATGACTGCGTATCGCCCTTTCTCAGATCTCCAGTTGCCGCGATATGATCATTGCCACAATCGCATCTGCATAGCCATTGCGTCCGTCGCTTTCCCAAAGTCGAATTCTCAGGCGCTCTCTGAATAACCAAGAGTCTACCAAAGCGCTGCCCAGACAAATCAATCGCTGCCGGCACACAATCAAATCCTTTCATTCGTACATTTCAACTATTTAGGCTCGCTAAGCCTAACCAGCGCATCGCGCGCATCTTCACCTTTCGGTGAAGCACAGACTATATCATCATCCTTTCGGATGCCTGTCATTTCCACCACCAATCGCTTGCGGTGTACTCCCTGCCACGGGATAGTCGTTGAACCCGCCCCTGTTCGGGGCTTGGCTGCTGATTGCCCATTAATCAACGTTTAGGATTTAACCATGCGTCATCCCGTTTTTCTTTTCTGCTTTCGCGGCTATCACGCCCAGAGCTATTCGCTCTCACGTTGTAGCAAAACGGGTTTTAGGGTTTTCCAGCAATTTGACAGGTTTCTTTTCGAACAGATTTCTCTGAACGTGGGCTATTGCGCAAGAACTTCCGTTCTGCGTCTTAACCCTGCAGGCCTTCGACAACAGTACGAGCCAGGATCTCTTCGACAATAGCGAACAGACCGACGCACTTGCCATCGCGGATGTTCTTGTAGTTCAGTTTGGTATCGCCGCCATTCGCTTCGACCAGCGCTTTCTTCAGCAGCTCCATGGAATCGCCCACGGAATACTTGGTCACATTGCCGTGGTAAGCATCCACAGCAACCTGGACAATATCATTCATTTCAGGCATTTTTATATCCTCCTCAATTATGCTTCAGTTACTTACGCCAGCTGGATGACGTAATAAGTATAGCGGCCGGCCTGCTCAACAGCGATAATCTCGCCAAGCTTGGTCGCGCTGCCGGAGGCGGAAGCCACAACACTGGGCTTGACGCCGGCAGTCAGTTCAACCACGTAGCCCTTTTCGGGGGTCACACCTTCGGCGATAGTCAGAGCTTCAGCGGTTACAGAATAGATGTTGCGGGAGCGCGGAATGTAACCGCGGGTCGCACGGCCAGCCTCATTGATATACTGATCCAGATTGCGCTTGCGCTCGTCGTACATCACTTCGGGGTTGGCAACGATAGCAATCTCCTCCATGGGGGTGTCGGCAGCGGGAGCGACAGCCTTGCGAATCTCGCGCTCGCCCTCCAGCAAACCTTCCAGCTTGACCACACAGCCATTCTCAATGGCAGCGGGCTCGTCGCCTTCAAAATACTTCAGGGAAACCAGATCAGCGGCAACATCGGTGCCGCTCATCAGATCGGTGCGAATCACACCGTACTTTTCATTAGCCATAAATCTTTCCTCCAATAATAGTCGTTATTTGCCCATGCGATACTTGACAAAGATACCGCCGTACGGTTCGTCAGTATTGCCTTCGTTCTGTCGCTCGATCGGGATGCGCGTCGCTCTTGCCTGTCCTTCCAAGGAGAAGTGTGCAGCTGAAACGTTACGTCCGCGTATTGCGAAACACTTCTCCTCAATCTGGCCAATTGTCATGTCAGCGCATTCTTTGCGCAGCTGCTCAAACATCTCGTTGCCGTTCAGATCGGTAAATTTGCCAAACACTTCAGCCTCGTCAGCATAGCGTTTCTCAAACTTTGTGCGGAAGTCGCTGATCATCTCACGAATAGAGAACGCGCTGTCGCCCTCATCAAAGTCCACAAAGGCGGTCTTCTTGCGTTTCTTGCTCGCGAAGTCAATCACCACATGGTCACCGTTGCGCGTATACGTGAAGCCATACATCTTGTCATCCGACACATCGTAGGCATATACTTCGTTTGATTCGAAGTCATGATCCATGTACCAGTACTTGCACATCTCGCCCCAGATAGGATCGGTAAATGTCTCCGCGCGCATTGCTTCAAGTAGCTCGCTCAGGAACTGTTCTGCAGTCAGAGAAAAACCCTGCTGCTCCGGCTCGTCCTCTTCGGGCTGTTCGGTTTCAGGCTCTTCGCCGAAGGGTTCCTGGGGAACATCTTCCTCGTCAGGCTCCTGATTGCCGCCCTCACTGGATTCCTCTTCCTGTTCATCAGCAGAAAAAGGCACTACAGGCTTCTCCTGCTTGCTCTCCTGAATCTGCGCGAATCGCGATTCGATATCAGACAGCTCCATACCGTTGGTGTCAAAATCGATTTCTTCGGCAGACAGACCATACTTTTCCATCAGTTCACTCAAGTCCAATTTCTCGGTTCCTCCTTTCAAGAGATTTATGTCATCTGCCGAAGCAGTCATGACCGTGGAAAATTCCCGTTTGAAATCTTCCATCATATTGGCGTACTCTGTTTCGAACGCATCCAGCGTAAATAATTCAATGCCTGCAGATTCAAAACAGGGCGGCGCACTCTCCAGAAGGCAGAATGCGAGGAACTCAAAAGACCCTACGTGATACAGCCCATCTTCCTTACGGCCACCGCTCAAGATGCGGATCTCCATCGATTCATCGGTGATACCATTTTCCTTTAGATGCGCGTACGCTTCCTGGCGCTTCCATAACAGGATGTCGCAACACAGATACTCATGCGTTTCTCCGTTGTCCTCAACGACCTCCTTCCACCAGACATTAGCGCTTTCTGGCACTACGCCGACGGGCGTTGTGACGTTGACCATTTTCACAGCATTATCCTGCTTGACGATTTCAACGTCATGCGCACCGATGGAGTCAGACTCTCGCTTGTAATTACACACAATGGGGCAATTATATATAGAAGGAATTGCCTCAACAAACTGCTTTTTACCAATGAACATCTGGTTTCGGTTCTGCCCGTGATACGCCACCTTCATCACGCCGCGATCAAACGACTGATTGACCTCCTGCAGGTTACTGATGGCAGAGGAGAACGTCACACTGCATTTGCCGGTAATCGTCTCTTCATTCACTCGTTATCACCTCCTTTCTGGCAATGTAAAAAGCGCCGTTAGGCGGCGCTCAAAAGGTCAGCACGTCCGAGAAGACGCATTGGCAGTCAAAACCAAGTTCAAATGCCGTCTCCTCGCGGTTCTCGAAAACCCAAATCATGTTTTCCTCATCAGACTTCAGAAGCGTATAACCACGGTCTTCCAGCTTCTGTTTGGACGTGCGATCCATCACATAGATAAATTTCATTTACTCCGACTCCCCTTCTTTGGCTTTTTCGCCAGCGTCAGTCAATTCACCAATCTCGCTCTCCGGACGACCACCTTCGCTATTCGAGGTAGAACTGTCCGGATTGCTGCTTTGTGTTGCTGAGCTTTGCAGGGGAACGAACCGCTGCTTGATGCCAAGCACCTCATCTTCCAGGAAGTTCATACAGTCCATTTCATCCTGCATCAGACCCTGAGACGCGCAGTAGTATGACACCATCGGCATACCATACTGACATGCCTTGAGGTATGCGTCGCCGACCTCTTTTCGATTAAAGGGACTGCAATCCAGGAAAGTTACTTTGAAATACTTACCGTATCCATGTCGGCGAATGAACCGATTTACCATGCACTCAAGGCTTTTAACAATGCTATATGTGAGCGCCTGGTCGGCCTTGATTGAAAGAAGGAGGGCGTTCGATGATGCCTTCTCATTATTGAAAAGCAAGCTTGATACACCCGCCGCTGTAAACAGATTCTGCTCAGCCTCGGTAATCGTATCCGTCTCGCCTGCATGTGTTCGCTCAAAGCTGATCTTGCTGATCGGCATCGGAGATAGTACTGTGCCGATTTCCTCCGGAACCACCGCGTCAAGATTACTATAGAAATCTCTCGCCTTGTCCAGATCCATCTGCCAGTCGCCATTCTCATCAATACCAAGTGTCATGACGAGCATAGCGTAGTTTTCCAGCTCCGTCTTCGTCATTTTCAACGCTTTGTAATCCTGGATATCATAGATTTCCCGCAGCACGCCGGCAAACGGGGGCATCGCGTAATTCAGGATATCCTTATTACACTTAATCGCGAACGAGTTCGGCGAGTCCAGTTCCTGCCAGCGCATGCCTGTTCTGTCCTTCTGGTACAGCTCATACTTGATACGGAACTCCTCCGGGTACAACGGGAGGTTCGCCGCATTTGCACTGAAGTAGGAAAAGTCAAAAGATACGTTGAGCACATTGTCTTCAATAACGGCTACCGTACAGTAATCCGACGGCAGCTGTTGAATAATGATACTGTCGCTGGTTTCCCAGATCGTCCCGTAAAACGTATCCTCACGCAGACAGACCGTCAGTATACGCTCAAACTGATTCTTGATATCCATAGATGATAGCAAGTTCAAAACACGCCGGTAGTTGCGCCGGATCGTCTCCTTCTTAGCTGTCGTCGTGTCAATCCTGTGCGGCGACACGACATACACCAGATCGGACAGAGACGTGAAATATTGGATCAGCCGCCTGAAGTGTGAACTTGCTCCGTACAGATAAGTCACTGCTGCCCGAAGATTCTTTTCATTAGAATAAGGGTTCTTCAGGAAGCCAAATATCTCATCCTTGGTGTAGAGGTAAAACGTAGGTGACGACCGCCCATTGTTCAGGTCGCGCAGGATCATTCTGTTGATCGCAGCAAAACGCTGCGGCAGGCGCATCATTCCGTTCAATTCTCCCGACACGCCTTTCGTCTGCGCTAAGCCGGCAGCAAACTCCGCCCTGCTCTCATCTCGTATTGTAATTGTTTTTGCTTTGGCCATTTTACGTCAATCACCGCCTTTCCAGCCTGGATCTCTTAGGTGCCCTGAAAATAAAGGCATCGCTTGTACTTGATTTGCTGCGGCCAGAATCCCTCCGCAGGTCTTTTTCCAACTGATTTGAAACATAGTAGTTGTAACTCAAGCTGGAGTATCTGTCCTTTCGCGCCCCATAGCGCTCTGACAGCTTTACGACGCCACCTGATTCCTCGTGTCGTAGGTTAATCAGCTCATTGATCAGCAAGGTCGTGTTCACGTACGGCATCAAAATCGCCATTCGATCCGCTACACCCAAACTGTTATAGCCGCGCAACGCACCGAGCGCCTCAGTGCCGTCATACTCAGTCAGCAGCAAGCGAATGCGACCCGTTCTGAATCCTTCGCGCAGCAATAACGCGCAGTCCGAATTGAGCTTTGCTGAACCAATAATCGCCCAAACAGCCTTATTCGCGTTGCGGTTGACGCATCGTGCAGCCAGTTCAGGGTTATTGCAGCACGAAAGTGCAGGATAGACCTCTCCGGTCTCCGGATCCGATATGTCGCGTGCCAGCACATCATAAATACTCAGACCGATGTTTTTGATGTCCAACACAATGTAGTCACAGTCAAACTCCTCATACAGCTTGCGAATTCGGAGCGCCTGCGCCTCGGTGTGCATGCCTTCATTTGTCTCGGTATAGACAATGTTATTTGTATACCTCGCCGCCTTGGTCGGAATGAGCTGGTTCAAAAATATTGCGGTCGCGTCGTTCTTGTACTTGCCGCTCGCCATCAACGCAATATCTGCTGACAATAAGCGCTTCTCACCCGGTTGTTTTGGCGGGATACGTAGCTTTGCAGCACTTGGCAACCTGCCCGATATTGCCTCGGGTAGCATGGGATACTCTATTCGCCGGTTTTTCGACACTGTGTCGAAGCTGAAGAAGGAGCCAGCTGAATCGCCATAGAACACAGAGTCCATTTCCCTTTGTTGATACCCCCGGTTTCCCGGTACTTTAACGCCCATCAGGGCGGGTTTAGACTATATCATGCCGCTATATCACATAGCGACCCCATCGCTTCCACCGGTATCGATCTCCGGCGTACTCCATCACTGGATAGTCGTTTGACTTGTGTGAACAGAATAAGATTCCCCCAGGACACACAAGCACAGGATTACCTTTTACCTCACGGCAGTCAGGCTTCCCCTGTTAGCACCGCTGCTCGCCGTCATTTCCTACGACTGCATTGCCAGCGGCACACCCCTCCGAAATAAGGGTTCAATGGGTTTAAGGAGCACAGAAATGTTTATGCTCCATGAAATCTCGTTGAAGTCCGTTTCGAGCATTTGCTCAACAACGTCTTCCTCGATCAGAATGTCTTCGACGATACCGAGCTGGTAAGGGAACCCGCAGACGAAATTCCGTTTCCCCTCATCCAACATAAACCTGCAGCTGTCCTTGGCGCGTATAAAAGACCAATGATCCTTGTAGTACGCGCTCGAAAAGTACATGGTCATGTTGTGCTCAATAAATTCTTTCTTGCCCTTGTACTCCGGCTTGTCCAGATATTTGGGATGCCGCGGGCCGGACAGGAACTTGCGAAGAATCGTATCAATGACTTCCTTTTTGACCATGCGGAACTCGTCCACGATCAGCAGGTTGGCACGGTTACTGCGGGCAGAGTCGCCCGCGGTGACCACCTTAATGTATGACCCGTTCCGAAAAACAATCTTTGCATCCGTGTTATTAATGCTGGTTGCCTTTTCGTCTATCTCGTTTGCAAGCTCGGGAGAGTTGGGTTTGAGCTCCATCAGTATCTTTTCCAGTACGTTGATACTCTGGCCTCGCGTACCGGAGGCGATGCAGACCTTCGTCCCGGGATAGAGGATACATCGCGCACAACAGAAGATGGCACAGATAAAGGATTTACCAATACCACGGAATCCGATAAAGACAAACGTGGTGCAGAGATTCATCATCACAAGGAGCAGCATCTGGAACAGCTTCAGGTTGACATGTAAAAAATCCATCGCAAAGCGATGGATATT